GGGCTTGTAGGCCCAGTTCCATACTTCGTCGCCTGCATTGGCCATGGCGTTTCCTCCGTATCCGTTGATTTGGTTTGCTTTGTCGATGACCGCCTGCCAGTCGAGGCCGTTCGGACACAGGTCTGGGCAGGCCGGGTGAGTGTAGGGTGGTACGTCGCGGTGTAAAAAGATGTTTTTGCCGCGTTCGAGGCGTCCGAGACCATGCCTCCTTGCGATATCGGCACACAATCGTGCCGACGCATTAACGCACGCCTCGGTGCATGGGATGAAATCTAGCCCGCCCTGGTGCTCGATGCTGATTGACCGCAGATTGCTGACGGCGGACCCGTCGGCCCACGCGCCATTATCTTCTGAGACGTATTGGTGGATCTCTCCGTTACCTCCGACTCCGTAGGTGCTGGACGCTTGTGAGCTGGACCGTGAGAAAAGCGTGTCTGTGCCGGCCAGGTATCCGGCCATGACATGCAACGTGATGCGGTCAACCTTGTTGCCTTGGCGTCCGTCGTAATGGTTCGGTGAGCCTTTCCATATGATGCCTTCCATATATTCCTTTCAGTCGAACAGGTCTTCAGGTGGTTCCGGCGGTGGTGGTGGGGCGCGGCGGTAGATGTGGTCGATGAGTTGCCGGTTGTATTGCCAGAGGCGTTGGTTGTCGGCCTGCATCTTCTGTGCGAGCCTGTAGGCTTCCATCTTGTTCTTCGCGGCGGCCGAGAGGGTGGAGACCAGTGCGCCGACTACCGCGCCGATAGCGCCGACGATGGCGATGACGAGATCCGTCATGCGGCCGGCCACATCATGGTTGCATAACGATTGTCGGAGATTTGCCCGCCGCCGCGACGCGAGTAGATGATAAGTCCGGTTGGTTTGACGATGAATACACCGATTGAATTGTTGTTGGAGCACAACGGTGCGAAATTCAGTTCGAGCGGCGGTCGTGCTTCCTTGGGGAGCGTGCCGGGCATTTGGCTTTCGCTCCATCCTTTGTTGCCACTGTCTGAGAGATTAACCGTGACGTAAACGAATCCATGTTTTATCGCGTATTCGCATTTCCAGCCTGATTTGTTAACAAGCGTTGTTTTGGCTTTGTCATCGGCGGTGTACCAGTGTGCGTGATGCCAGCTGGTCCCGTCCCAGATGTACAGGCCGGTGCGGTCGCCGTCCGAGGTGACGAAGCCGGTCTGGCCGACCGTGGCTGTCTGTGCCTTCAGCGATTCGAGCGTGGTGGCGATCACAGGTGTCGCGCCTTCCGGCGTGGAGCGTCTGTCGACGGTATCCAGCGCGGTCTCGAAGGTGTCGGCCATGGCCTTGAAGGAGGCCGGCGCGGATGACACAAGGTCGGTGCCTTCCGGATACGCGAGGCCGTAGATTGGTGTTGTTGCGGTCATTATGGTCCTTTCTGTCAGTCGATTGTTTGGATCATCGAGAGGTCGCAGATGTGCATGTCGATCTGCCGCCATTCGAGTGTTGATTTGGCGAGGTCGCTCCATGTCGGTTGGCGTGCGAGCAATGGACGGAGCGGGGTGATCGTCGCTTCCTGGGTGAGGGTCGGTGTGCCGGCGGACCACCGGTATCGGAGCGTGCCGCCGATGGTCATCACCGGTCCCGTGAATGCAGGCCGGCCGTCGGAGCCTACCAGGATGGATGCCTTGGCCTTGGCAATGAGGAAAGCACCGGAGGGAGAAGCGACGTAAGCCCACGGGAATCGTGCTGGGTCGATTCGGCGGCTGTCGAAGGTCACGGTTTTGGGGACCATGCGCAGGTCGTGGGTCTCAAGCCATTCGGCGATGTTCGTCCGGTCCGTGTCGCTGACCGTCGAGACCGGGCCGCTGTTCCAGACGCCGCCGGATTCGTCCACGGCGAGCATGTCGGAATCGAGGGTGTGGCTTTTTTGGGTCACGGTTAATTGCGGCGGGAGCCGGTTCTGGTCTCCAATCGTGATCTCCACGTCGTCGAAAGAGAGTTTGCCGTTGTCCGATTTGACACGTTTCGCATTGATAATGACCTGCGTGATCGGCTCGGTGATGGTCAGTGACGTCGATGCGATGATGTCGCCTGCATCGAGGGCCTTGCGTGTCTCTCCATTGGTGAGGACGGAGAGCTTGCCGTCGGTGGTGAGGTGCACGGCGATCTGGTCGGTCAGGCAAAGCGGGTACAGGCTTGATGTCGCTCCGCTGTAGGTCTCATGCCATTGCGGGAGTCGTGGCCCGGCGGCTAGGCGGTGCAGGAGGTCGAGTTGTGATGGATGTTCCGAGGCGGTGTATGGGGCGACGGATGGCGGGAGGGGCAATCCGTCGAGGTGGGCTTCCGGCGCGCCTTGCGCTGCCGCGCGGCGGTTCAGCTCCTTCAGGCGGTCGGTCGGCGTGCCGATCCAGTGCGCGCCGTTCCATTTCGAGCCTGCGTCGGTCGGTCCTTGTGATTGGAGCCGCTTCCAGACGGCCATGAGCGAGGTCGCGGAGAGGCTGATAAGCCATGCGTCGCCGGAGGGTTCGACGTTGCCTCCGGTGGAGACGGTGCCGGCGAAAATGGTTGTGGCCGGAGAGTCCGGAGAGTCCGGAGAGTCCGGAGAGTCCGGAGAGTCCGGAGAGTAGGTCTTGTGGAGCGTTGCGAGTGGGATGCGGAGGTCTGACCATCGGCCGAGCGTCGGGCTGAGGTCCATCCATCGAGGCTGGTTGGAGAATTGGACGACCACTTTCATGCCGGCTAATGTCAATGCCTGGCCTGCGAGCCGTCCGGTGCGGTCGCGGAGGGTGAATGACATGACGGCCGGCTCGGGTTGTTCGTCGATGCCGTCGCTTCCCCAGTCGATGGTGAAAGAATCGAGTGCGGCGACGTCTTTGGCTGAGTCGTTCACCGGTGTCCAGCCGGTGCCGTTGCCGGTGTCGATGAACATGAAGCACTGCTGCATCATGACCTCCTTGCGTCGTAGTCGGCCAGCAGTCGTTTGATGGCCTTGGCGGTGCCGTCCTTGTCGATGACCTCGCCGTTGATCTCCACGTTCCAGGTGTTGACCACGGCTGGCGTGGCCGTGGTGCCCTGGGCGGAGAGGTTGAGGGGCATGGCCGCTAGTCTGCGGTTGGCGCGGCCGATGGCGGTTTCCACGGAGTTGTCGAACCCGTTGTTGAGGCCCTGGGCGAAACCGGTCATGATGGCCTTGCCGGCGGGGATGAGCAGTCGGCGGTCGTAGCTGATCGGGCCCTTGTGGGCCTTGATCCAGTCGCCGATGCCGCTGATCCAGCCGGTCACGTTGCTCCACATCGATTTGAGACCGTTGAGGAAACCGCTGATGATGCTTGCGCCGGCGTTGTACAGGATGCTGCCGGCGTTGCCGAAGAACCCGGCGATGGAGCTGGGCAGGCCGCGGAACCAGCCGACCACGCCGTTCCATGCGTTCCTGGCGCCGTTCGCGGCCGAGTTGAAGATGCCGATGATGGTGGAGCCGAGACCGGAGAAGAAGGCGATGATGCCCTGCACGCAGCCGGAGAGGAAACTCGTGAAGTTCGACCACACGGCCTTGCCGGTGTTGGTGCAGGTGAAGAAGTAGGTGAGTCCGGCCACGAGCGCGGCGATGAGCGTGATGACCAGCATGATCGGGTTCGCGTTCATGACCGCGTTGAGCAGTGCCTGAGCGACGGCGGCAATCCGCATGGCGGTGGTAACGGCGGTGACGACTGCGACGGCTCCGCCGATCGCGGCCACGAGAGGGGTCACAAGATCCAGATTCTGACTGATCCAGTTGCCGGCGGTCTTCAGCCAGCCGCCGACCGTCTGCGCTGCCGTGGCGACGGCGTTGAGCATGTTGCCGAAGGCCACGCCGGCCGGTTGTCCTCCGGTCATGGCGTTCACGACGTTCATGATTCCGTCCCAGAGCGATTGCAGTCCGCCGCCGACCGACTGCGCGGCCGTCTGCAATGAGGTGAACGCCCCGGTGTCCTTGACCTGTGTGAAGAACGTCTGCAATCCCTGCGTGCCGGTCTGCGCGAGGTTTGTGACTGCCGTCGCGGCCTCGTTGATGCCGCCTGTGACGGCCGGTTTGAAGAGGTTGAAGGCGTCGGTCAGGCCGCCGGTGACGGCTGCTTCGAGGTTGCCCATGGCTCCCTCGATGGTGCTGGTCGATGTCGCGGCCTGTTTCGCCACGTCGGTCATGCCGAGGTCCATGAGCGCCTTGTTGAACTCGTCTGCAGTGATCTCGCCCTTGGACATGGCGTCGCGGAAGTTGCCCGTGTACGCGCCGTTCTTCAGCAGCGCCTCCTGGAGTTTGCCGGACGCGCCCGGGATGGCGTCGGCGAGCTGGTTCCAATTCTCGGTGGTCAATTTTCCCGCGCCGGCGGTCTGCGTGAGCATCATGGCGACGCTTTTGAAACTGCCGGCGTTGCCTCCGGCGACGGCGTTGAGGTTTCCGGCGGCTTCGGTCAGTTCCATGTAGTTGCCGATGCCGTTTGCCGCGAGCTGCGCGGTGGTGTTCTGGATGTCATCGAGGCCGTACACGGTGGCGTCGGCGTATTTGCGTGTTTCCTTCGCTGCTGCCTGCACGGCTTTGGTGTCGATACCGGCGAAGCTCATGGTGTTCATGAACTTGTCGGTGCTGTCCGACATGTTCACCACGTCGCCGGCGAAGCCCTTGACCGTGTCCCACAGCGCGGTCACGCCCTTGACGGCCAATCCGCCGATGGCGCTGCCGAAAGCGGCCGCCTTCGTGGTGGTCTTCTCGAACGCCTTGACGGCATCATCGGCGTTGCCGGTGATGCGCACGCTCATGATCGCGCTGTGCGCCACGTTTCACTCCTTCCGTGATTCGGCTTCCTTGAGCAGTTCGGCCAGTCCGGTGCCCCAATCCAATTCGTCGGCCTCGTTCCTCCACTGCCATGGCGTGCCGCCGAACCGGCTTGCCAGGAGGAACGAGAGACGGCCGAGCGAGTCTTGGGGCCACGCGGCTAGTCCGTAGGGTTTCCCTCTTCCGGTTCCTCCGTCGCTGTCGCAAGGTCGAAGGACGCCACGGTGTCCAGCCAATGCTCGAAATCAGGCATGGTGCGCCCAGTCATGCGCAGGGCCGCGTAGGCCGCGTAAGCGCCGGAACGAACGGGTGACTGGGTGATGGGACCCCAGCCGGCCTCGATGGCGTGCGCCTCGGCCTTGCATGTAGCGCGCATCGTGATCGGCACGAGTTCGCTGGTACCGTCCGTGTAGGTGATTCTCGTGGTTGCCATTATTTTCCTTTCACTTGCTTCAGTGTCTTGTCGATGAAGTCCTTGTAGACCTTTTGCCATTGGCTCTCGGTGGAGGCGACACCGTTGTTGACGAAGAGCCGTGGCCGGATGTGCCGTTTCGGCCAGCCGTAATTGATTGGGCCCGCGTAGGGCACGGCCTTGCGGCCGGCGCGGATGACGCCGGCGCGTTCCGTCGCTCCGACACGCAGGCTGCCGGCCAGCCGGCCGGTTTTGCCTCGTGGGGCGAGGTTGCGGACGGCGGGCAGTGCGATCTGCGCGGCCTCGCGGTTCACTTCCTTCAGGTCGTCCATGTCCGCGCCGGCCTTGCGCATCGTCTGCACGAAGCGTTTCTGGCCGACGACCATCAATGCCTTGCCGGCCATCACTTACCCGAGTAGGCCGTGTGGGCGACGTTCGTGACGGCGAAGCTCAGATCGTTCGTATTCTTCGATTTGACGTCGCCGCCGATGGCGATCGGGGCGATAGCCACGTTGAAGGTCCACTGGATATTGCCTTTCGTGTTCGGCACGAACTGGGCCGGCAGCGTCTCGCCCTTGTGGTCGAAGAGCCAGACGGCCAGACCGTCCTCGCTGAAGTCGTCGCCCACGGTGCCCTCGAACGTCCACGTGGTCGTGGTGTTCGTCTCCTCTGATCCGTCGAGGTAGGTGGTCGGGTCGTCGCTGCTGTTCGAGGGATTCAGCTGCGCTTTTGTCAAGTCGGCACTGAAATCGCGTCCATTTTCCGTGTCGGTGATTTTGAAGATGCCGGGGCCGAGCGTGCGGATCTTTCCAGTCATGATTGTGTCCTTTCTAATCCAACGGGTTGAGGGTTATGGTGTAGGCGGCCAGGCTGCCCACTCCGGTCAGGTTGAACGTGCTGGGTTTCGCGTCCCGCAAGTTCACCTGGCGGTCGTGCAAGCGTTGCACGCCGTCGGTCAACAGGTCCAAGGCGGCCGCCTGCGTGGCCATGGTGCCGGCTATGAGGTTCACCGTCCAAGTGATGGTCTGCATATGCCAGCCCTCGAACGTGAGTTCCGGCGGGTCTATCAGCACCGCTATTCTGCCTGGCAACGGGCGGGCGTCCTGCGCGTCGATGGTGACGACGCAAGCGAGGTCGCCCATGGCGTCCGTCAGCATGTCCATAAGGGCTTCGCGCTCTCGTGTTACTTGGCTGCTCATGCGATCACCACGCTCCCGGTCAGGATGCCGGCCGCGTTGAGTTTCGGCCACACCGAGCGCAACGGGTCGCTGCTGACCCTGAACGGTTCCAGCGTGCCGTCGCCCACGCTCATGACGCCCAGCCGGGCGTCGCGGCTGTTGTACAGGTCCGCAGCACAACTCACGATGCAATCGGCCAGCACTTCGTCCTTGATGGACGCCGCGCCCACGGCGCTTGCCACATACGCCTTGGCGGCGGCCAGCTTCGCGGCCAAGCGTTCATCGTCACCGCTTGGCACGCTCACTTCGTTGCGCAGCTGTGCCAACAACTGTTCGTCGTTCATGGTCACATCCCGGCGGCAGTGAACTTGATAGGCAACAGGCCGTCGGTGAAGGTCGCGGCCACGGCCATGTACCCGTACACCGAATAGTTGTCCACGATGTTCACGGGGTCGGTGTTGGAAAGCTGGGTGGGGCCGCCGCTCTCCCACACGGTGACGGCGGTCGGGTCGATGAACGCGGCGGTGCCGGTCGGGGCCTTCGGCAGCAAGTACACCGGCACGCGCATGAGGTCGCCCACCACGCCGGTGACGTCGAAAGCGCCGATGGTATCCGACCCCTTGCCGGAAATGTCCATGAACCGGTTGCCCGAGTCCTTGAGCTTGATAAGGGCCAGCGCCACGTCCTTGGAAACGCCCAGACGGGTCATGGCCGCGTTCCTATCGTCCATCACCTCGGCGGCGTCAAGGATAAGGCCGGCCCACTGATCTGTCGTCATGTCGTTCAAAGCGGCCGGAGCCGTGATGTTGTTCGGGTTGTCGGCCGCGTCGCGCTGGGACTTGATGAGGTCGTACAGGTAGGTGCGCACGGCGTTTTCGGTGGACTTCGCATAGGCGTTGTTCAGGGCCTTCAGCGCCGTGTTGAGCATGGGGGTGGTGCTGCGCTCGATGGTCTGGCGCGAAAGCGTGGTGTAGCCGCCATAAGTGTTGATGTCGGCGGTCTTGGTGCCGAACTTAACCTTGCCGAAGGTCAGGGCCGCGCCCTCGGCGGTCTGCTTGTCCACGGACGTGGAGTCCTCGCTCACCACGTTGTATTCCATGCTCATACCGGTGGCCGGCAGCGTGTCGCGGGTGAGGATGTTCGTCACCTTGCGGCGCTGTTCGATCAGGCGCAAGTCGTTGGCAATCCATACCACGGTGTTGCCGGTGTCGCCGGTAACGATGGCGTCGCGGGTCTGGCGCATAAGGTCGATGGCGGCCGCGTGGTCGGCATTGCGTTCGTCGCTCAGCGCCTTGAGATAGTCGCCGGCGGTGCGGAACTCTCCGCCCAGCTCGGCCGGCGGGGTGGTCTGGATGCCGGCGGCCACGGTGGCCTTGATGCCGCGCAGTTCCTCCCCGAACGCCTCCAAGCGTTCGTTCACGTCGCGCTGTTCGTTGTCGTTGCCCATACTGGGTGCCTCACTTTCATTGTTGGTTGTGATGGTCTGGGAACGCTGACCGGTGATCTCGGCGGCCGGATACGCGGGGATGCCGGTAACGGCAACCTCGAACAAGTCCACCTTGCGGCGGTGTACCTCGGTAACGCCGTCGTCCGAGTCGATAACCCTGTTTTCCACCGGCCTGAAGCCGATGCTGAAGCCGTCGTAGACGCCTTCACGCACCAGTTCGGCGGCCTCGCGTCCGCTTTCGGTGTCGGCCAGCTTCGCCACGACGTGCAAGCCGTCCGCTTCGCTGCGCATGTCGGTCAGCTTGCCGATAAGGTCGCCATGCTCGCGGCTCACCTTCACGGTCTTTCGTGTGCCGAAATCGCAATCGGGGTCTATCACCTCGGCGTAATCACTGAACAGCGCATATCGCTGATTGAAGGGCACGGCCACGCCCTCCAAGGTCATGCCGTCGCCGGTGTCGCAGGTGTCGCCGGTGTCGCGCAAGCGTAGGCCGGTGACGTTGAGCGTGCGCGCCTCCATAAGCCTTTCGTCATGCTCATTGCGCATTTGCATTGCCTCCAATCGGTTGAATCTGGGCCGCCTGTTCGGGCGTCAACGGCGGCAAGCCCTCGCGTTCGCGCACGTCGTCCACGGTGAGCCAACCGGAACCGATGGCGGTCTTGTAGGCGTTGTAACGGTCGGCCATATCGGCGCGGCGCGAACTATCCCAGTCGAAGCGCACAACGCGGCCACGCGGCAGCA